CGGTAGTAGGTGCTGCTGGGAATGTTGCAGCACTTCCGTTCGAGTTTTTCCAAATTGTAACATCGCGGTAATAACTGTCGGTAATAACAATCATATCTATGATGTTTGTCACAGACGGATCAATGCGCTGGTCAATCGGTGCGTAATGACTCCATTTAAAATACAGAGGCAATCTTTCTAATTCGGGAATGCTTTCGTTCTGTGTAAATACCTTTCCGTTTTTATCGAAATGGTACTTGTCTAGGGAGGCCGCCACATATCTGCCTGTCGGATAATTTGCCAGATCGTTAGTGCTAGTGAATGCAAGTGCGTAGTAGACTCCGTAGCCGGGTGGGCTAATAGACGAAAGTAGATACGATTTGCTAAAGAAGTAGCTATTCAATATATCTGATCTGTCTACAACTAAACCAGTATCGGCTAACCACGGAAATGTAGTAACATCGTTATTAAAGAATGCACTCAATTGGTTTGCAACAGTTGCATCTGTTCCTGGATATGGAGGTGTGGGCGGAGTCCAGTTAAACTCTAACTGTGATAAATTGTTAACGAACATAAGATCGACTTCATCCATATAAACATAATTAACCGGCGGTATTGCTGTTGCAGGGTCGAGAATTTCCGACGGAAGCGTTAATTCTCGGTCTGCAACATACGGCGGGCTGTATAGCTTTGTGGGATCAAATGGATTTACCGGAAAGTAAACAAACAAGGAAGTTGTTATATTTTCAAATGCTGTATTCCATTTGCAGATCCATGGACGAGTACTCTGGTAGCCAGTAATTTCGTTATCGACTAATTCAAAGACAACCCTGTCGCCCGGCGAAACTATTCTGTCAAACCCCTCCGGGTCATCTGCGATTCCGTCGCTATCAGTATCAACGAGAGATACTTCGACCTTGGAGGTATCTAGATACCCGTCGTCCTGAATGTAAACTCCGGTGATATTGAATGGTACTTCTGTCTTTAGGAATGACGTCACCGGGTTAGAAATAACCGGTTCGTTATTGTCGATTGAACTATTTGTGTTGACAAACGGCATAATTTCTATATTGTCTTGCAAGGCAAGGCCTGTGGCGCTGTCAATTACAACCTGATTTGGCTCCCAGAAAAATCTAACGTTTCTATAAGATTCGAATACATAGACTCTTCCTCGGCCAGTAAGGTCGTAAGTAGTGGTACCAATTTGATTATTGCTTGCGATGGCAACGTATAAGATACCGCCGGCTGCGTTAGGTGACCAGTTTGAGTATATCGAACCCGACGCCGGGTCGGCATATTCCCACGGTTGATCTACTTGGTTTGACAGGCCCGGTGTTGCCGCTGTGGATGTATGCCATTGGTCTGTTAATAGATCGTAGTACAACCAGAATGAAATTCCAGCATTTATTGCAGCCGTGATTTCTGAAATTTCTGTTGTGTTTAGATCATTCCTGAATGCAGGATATACTTTAACTGCCTTGTAGGTGTTCTGTTGCTCTTTACCTAATTCCACTGGTCCCACGTTGGCGAAAGGATTTAGCGGGTTAACAATAGAAGGAATACCAGACTGAACAACTGCATTGACACTCACTGAGCCTGTCGTTGATAGGTCCGACTCTTTGGCCATGTTTAGAACAGATCCGGGTGAAATAAATCCCCACGGCTGATACGAGTTTAAGTTTGCTGTATCGGGGTTAGCAGGGTTTAGAGTCGTTACTAGCGCCTGGGCATTATCTGTTGCCGGGTTATTACTGAAGAAACCGGTATCATTTTTAAACTTAATAGGGCTGGTCTTCCAGTATAGTCCTGTCTGGTACGGATTGTTTAAATCCAGTAAAGAATAGCCTGCATCGGTGGGCACCTGTTTGTTTACTCTGACTTTGTTACTAAACTGTGTAAGATATTCATCGTAGAAAAAAGAACTGACTTTGCTGTCTCTTAGAATTTCCTGAATCGTGTTTACAACAATTGTTTCTATGTTGCCGGAGTTGCTAGAATCTTCGATAACTTCGACTAATACGTTTTGATTATCTCTAAACAATGCACCGTCTTGCCCAAAGATAATTAAATCTCTGTGGAACCCGGTTGGGTCGTTCAAATCGATATAGCGACTCTGACCGCTGTATGTACGATTAATTGCTTGTAATTTTGCAATCTGATTTCCGTAAATTAATGGAAGGACATTATAGTCGCTGCCGTTAACCATGCGAGACTGAGTTGAAAATACTTCCGGGGCGCGTAATTTAATCTGTTCATCTGTTTCCGTTGCCGCAGCATTACCGATGGTCTGCTCAAGATTAAAAATAACTCGTAATGTGTAATTTTGCAAATCACTGCCAATATACGGAATGTTAATTTGTAATCCCTGCGCATCTGTTGGACGAATAACAAGGGCCTGATTGGCACTAACACGAACCCAAAATCTAAATAAACCTGTGGGAACATTACCAAAGTTTCCGTCAGCAAATCTAACAGTGACAGTATCGTTTGCACCAGAAATTGCGGAGAATATATTTCTCTCTGCAAACTGAATGCTGTTATAAATGATATTCTCGCCTGACAACGCAGGCACTTTTTGCCATTGAGCTAATACATTTCCGTCTTGATCTGTTTCTTGAACATATACGTCGGTTTGATTGATATTCTGTATGTCAAGGGGAAACAACCGGTTAGGTACGGGGAATTCGAAGTTCGTATCGACGTTAAGCAAGTTTCCTTGTTTAAAGTATAGAAAGAATCCGGTATTCGCAGATGCTACGCCCAGGCTGTCATTTCTGTAAATAAAGTTAAAGGTATTTGCAGGATTAGGATGTCTTTCAAAAATTGTCTCATTTGAAACAAAGTCCGGGTTGCAAATATCAATCGGGTACTGTTGCCCGTTAATACTTATATTTGTCGAATACGAAACGCTTAAACCAGTTACGTTGTTAAGTTGGTATAGGTCAGTCGGGATGGCTCCAATTTTACCGCTTTTTGTTGGTCGGCCAAACGGATTAAGCGATGTAAAGGATGCATTGCAAATCTGCACAAATTGATCAAACCAGTCGGGGTTGTTAGGATCATTCCAGAATATTGTGGTGTCGTTAATGTTTATGCCGTTGGCATCAGTGAGCGGTTGATCAGTCTGTACTGCCGCAATTTTAAATAAGCCACTGGCAGGGATATTTCTACTCGGAACGTAATTGACCATTTGTGCCAGGCGAATAATACTTTCCCTGCGCTCGGCGGTATCAATAAAGTTTTCGCGACTGTTTAAGTCGGTCCTGAAGGCCAGACTAGTCCCGTAGTATGCAAGCAATTCGATAATTGCAATAAATTCTGAGCTCTCAATATAATCATTGAAGTCTTCGGGATAATAGGTTTGCACATAGTTAATTAGGGCCTGCTTTAACGTATCGAAGTCATATGCTGTATAATCGATGAACTGGTACGCCTTGAAGACTTTCTTATAGTCCTCGCTTGCGAAGAGGTTTGACTGGCGACGTGATTCTGACATTATACTTTCTCCGGATATACTATTTTTTTATTCATTAAAAAGTTTCCTTATCCTTAAGGCTGAAGGTGACAAATAAATTGTCAGTTATCGACTCTGGTTTAAACAATAAAACCATAATAACATTTAGTGCCTGATCTTCTTGATAAACATCAACTGACACTAATTCCACCCTGGGATCGGCCTGCACTACACGCACGGCATCTTCGACAATTGCATTTTTAGTATATTCGTCAAATGGGTCGAATAGGTATTCAAAAATGCGTGTGCCGAACGAAGGCAACATTACTCTTGAGCCCATCGGTGTAGCAAAATGATTTAATATGTCTCTTTTCACCAGCTCAACATTAGTTAGTGAGTATGGCGGGTTTGGCTGGTCAACGGTATTAAATCCGACAAAATACGGACGACGTGTAATGCGCTGCGGTTGAACTAACCCTCGTTGATTGGATGATGCCATATATTCCCTTTTTGTTATTTATCACGGGAATTATCTGGTAATATATTATCCGTACCTTTTTAATCCCGAGTCAAAATGATTTCTGTACATTGTCATTACCTTTGTACGTAATGAGGCAGCCCTGTTTCCGTTCTTGTTATAAGATAAGTGAAACCATGCAAGCCCAGTTTTATCGCTGTGTTCAAAAATAAACTGATCATACGGTATATTATCTTTTACCCATTGCGCATTTTCCCAATATCTTGCATATGTCCATCCCGAAAACTGAAGGTCACATGCCTCCCCGAGTATGTGCTGACTTACGCCACTTGATGCAGATGTTGTATTTCTAAGTCCAGACGTTATAAGAAAATTACCGAATCTGGCACGCATGGGCTCTGCAATGTTCGTTGCTAGATTTTTTAAATTACAGAATCTAACATTAGTGGTATATGGGCCGAGATTTATAAGTTGGTGCGGATAATATGCACTTATAGTAAAACTCCCAACGGTGAAATTTGGACTTAGTAGCTCGTTATAACTCCCAGACCACGGCGTAACGCAGGTCACTGGACTTCCGTTTCCGGTTTGCCCGGGTGTTGTGTTTGATTCAGAAGAGGGCACAGGAATAGGAGTAGGTAGTGTAGTCTGCGTGGATGGCGGAAATTGGACGCCCGATTGTTGGCGTGTGTTGTTGCCATTGGCTATATTTTCTTCATACGCATCTTGTGTCGGATCACCGCCGTCGCCGCTTACGTTGGATAGTAGTTCGGTTGCATTCACAAAATCGCTTGTTGATATTGTGACACCGTCGATTGTAATAGTTTGTGGAGCGCAAGTCATATTATCCCTTTATTGCCTTTGAACATCCTGTTGCATCGACTCCTGTAGAGACCATCGATACCACTGCCGGGCCACGTCGCCCGACCTGAGAAAACCAGATTGAATTTCTTAATTCGTTTCCGGCGGCAGTAAAGTTCTTCGCCCTCATTGCCGAAAGAAAGAGTGTAAATTGTGCTAGCCGTGCCTTACCGAGGTTATACGACAAATCAACAACTGCCCGTTTTCTTACATCCGATAACTCGGACCATGTTGTGCCCATTAACTCTTGTCCTATCTTGATTGCAGATGTCGAATCCTGAACAAACCATGTTTCTATCTGCGCATTGGAGATAGGCGATCCCAGCGGATACATGGGAATTTCATTTGCCCGCATTAAGTGACCAATGCCCCCGTGTAATAATCCTGTTGTGTCAAGGTACGATTTCGTAGCAAGGCCTTCGTGTTTAATTAACTGGCAACGTAGTGCTACGATATCAATGTCCTTGGATACATTGCTATCTTGCGTTGGGTCACCGGGAACTGACGTATTGTTTGCGCCTGGGTTAACTGCGGCGGCCGGTGCAACAGTTTGAGGATTTCCTGTGCCACTAGAACCGACGTAGGTTTTGTCATCGGGCGTTAGTATAGGTACCGAAGCGCAAACGCTCTGGTTGTTGAAGTTTTCGTGCTCGGGCGCTGGTTCGTATGTCGGGAATCTTGACACCGTTGTTTGCAGTTGTTGAGAATCCCTTTTAAATTTTGACTCGGGATCATTCCATGTTGCTAAGATGTTTAGTTTGTTATTGAGCGGCTTAACTTCGGCTGGTCTTGCTGGCGCCGCTGAGAGTGCGGCCTGCGCATTCTCTGGATTCAATGCTGCTGGGCCAGTACCCGGCCCGCCGGTATTTGCACCTGGGCCACTTCTCAATCCCGGGAAGTTACCAACTATAGTTCCGCCAGTGATATTTTCGGTAGTATCAAGATTCCCATCTATCGCAACATCTGCTCCAAGGCCTATTTTTAAAGCGTCTAGATAATACGATCCGGCAGCAGCCTCAATTATATTGCCGCCGGCCTTAAGGCTTAGATTTGCTTCTGTACACATAACGATGCCGTTTGTACCAATTGCAGAAATTACACCCTGTGATCCAACTCGTATATTATCTTTTGCCGCAAGGTTAAATGTTGCGTTTGTAGTCATGTTTATTGACTGTTTAGAACTAAAGTTTTGGCTACCACTAACAGTAGTTAAATTAAATGTATTTGCAACTTTAATGTCGAGATTATTTTCCACAGTTGTTAAGAATGCACCTTTCTGCGCAGTCGTCTGCCAATTGTTGAGGGCCTGCATAACAATAGATCCGCCGTCGCCTTTGCCTTCGCCCATATAAGTCCACACGGGGATAGTTTCGGGTTTAGGTATATTATTAACATCGTACGTAAAAGTTGTGGTTGATTCTTTCGTATCTTTTGCAGCCTTCATGAAAATATTTTGACCGGCTTCGATATTTACATTTCTGTCTGCTCGTATATTAAAATCTCGTTGAGCACGCATAGAAATATTCGTAGCACCAAATATATCAATGTTACCTTTCTGGTCCATTTGCACCCATGCTGTTCCGTCTCGATTTATCAGATAAACAAATCCGTTAGTTTCATCTAATCTAATTTGGGCGCCGGATTTTGTAGTTAACTGTACGTATTCGCTACCTGTTCCGTCATCCATGATAAAAGACGATCCACCTTTCCTGCGAATATCGGCTGGTGCCGCCGATTTATTAACTACAGGTCCGGGCGTAATAATTCCGAACACATTACTAGGTGATTCGCGCCTTGCGCTAGAAGTGGTTATACCGCGGGCGGGGTCGGTTATAAGTCCCTGATTACCTAATCCGTTAAACTTTGTTTTTTCGTACGGTTTTGTTGCACTATCGGGCTGTGTTACTGATTTATTATTTTTGTTGTATTCTGCAACAGGTACCGATCTTCCTTGGTATTGCCAATTATTCGAACTTGCTGCCATCCCCGGCACCATATTATTCATAAACTGGTCGTAGAGTGACCCAATCCATATACCTTTCGAAGCATCCCCGTTTATAAACATCACCAGCACTTGATTATCGATATCGGGCGGAACCATCCAGAATCCGTATGATGTCTGAGTTGTATCGAATCCTTGAAAATCGCTTTTGCTAATCGTGTTTACGTTAGTAGATCCGGCAAATGGAGAACAGTAGTTAACTGTCACCCAAGATTGTGTTTCAGTTGGGGGGCTTCCGAATTCGGGAATCCATACCTGCAATCTGCCGTTTTTTTGTACATCCGCCGCACCTTTAACGAATCCTATATAGACTCCGTAAAGGGATGTAGTTCTACCCATCTGGCGGCTTTGTTCACTGGATGTTGATTTTGATGTCCGTGCGTTAGAGTCTAGTGCCATGTGTTATCCGCGAAAAATAGGTGGTAATCCATATAGTGGATTCGGAAGTGGAGTAGGAATATTTGCAGTTAGCCTTGCTGTTGCGTCGCCAACAGTCTTACTACCGAGTGTCACTACCTGACCGGCAGCATTCCTAACTTGATCTTGTATGCCTGCTACCTGATTTGTAATAGCCGTAGCGGACTGCGCTATGTAGGCTGTTGGGTTATTAATCACGTTACTTCCCATAATTGTTTGGGTCTTAACCGCAGTAATTGGGAGAACATTTTTAGAGAGCAGGTCGGCCGGTGTAGTTGGTATGTCTTTTATTCTAGACGCCGCTTCTAGCTGATCTACCACATTCAGTATTCTAATTTCTGGATCGAGTATAGCCTCTAATTCCTGCGTAAATTTTCCTCCCTCGAACTTGCTTGTTACCCGCGTTACTTTATAAACACCGCTAAATGTTTCTACATCGCTGTTTGGTGTATTTGTATCGGGATTTTCATCAATATTAAAAATTCTAGGTGTCCTGAATCGCACAACAAAAAAGTTATCTGTACCAATGTAATTTACCGAATCAGTTGCTTGAAAGTGTGCGTTCTTGAGCCACTCTATTGCTTCACCATCCGGCTTCTTTGAGTTAAATATCTGAAATCCTGTGTGGGCAACCGGCTGTGGGAATAACCAAAACGGATCTCCTTTAATTGTCATCCTAACAACCTGGAACGACCCGTCAAGGCCG